AAAGCATTAGATAATGGTGCTAGAAATATTCTTATATCCTGGCCAAGAAGACATGGTAAGGATGTAACTACTGCTAGTATTTTATCTAAACGTGCTATTCAACGTGTTGGTTCTTATTATTATTTGTTTCCTACACGTAAATGGGCTGAACGTGCTATATGGAATAACATTGTAACCATAGGAGAAAAGAGTGGACATCTTATAGATTTAATTTTTCCGCCTGCTATCGTAGCTAATAAGAATAATACAGATTTAAAACTTACATTAATAAATGGTTCTACAGTAAATATGGGTGGTACAGATAATCTTGACTTCGTAGGACAGGGTGGATATGGATATGCTTTGTCAGAGTTTTCATTACATAAAGAAGAAGTTACAGGATTCCTTGCACCAATATTAGATGAGGGTAATTCGTTTATAATTATGAATGGCACAATGCGTGGTAAACGTAATCAATTATACAATATGTATGAAGCTAATAAACACAATCCTGATTGGTTTTGTGAATGGTTAAAGCCTGAACAAACAAAAAGATATTATTGGATAAATAATGAAATAGAATTAAATCCTGAACTAAAAGGTAAAACAGACCCATTAACAGGATTACCATATTTAAATATACAAGACCGTATAGATTCTAAAATGATAAGTTATTCGTTAGCACGCCAAGAGTATATGAACGAAGCTATATCAGATGTAGCTAATTCAGTATATGGTTACGAAATGGCAAAACTAGAAGCAGAGGGTAATATATGTGACTTTAATGCACATGACCAAGCAGTATTTACATTTTGGGATTTAGGAGTAGATGACCCAACAGCTATAGTGTTTGCATTTTTTGTTGCAGGTACACCATATATTATAGATTATTATGAAAATACAGGTCACGATATAAAACATTATTTAGATATTATACATGAAAAAGGATATAGATATGCAGGACACTACATGCCACACGATGCCAAAAAACGTATGGGTAATACGGGTACTAATATCTTGGATTTCTGTAGGACTCAATATGGTTTTGAAGCTAGACCAATCCCAAAGACCAATTCTGTGCGGGATGATATTGAAATTGTTAGGAGGCATTTACCTTCTTGTAAAATTAATAAGACGTGTTCTGATTTATTGGAACACTTGTCAAACTATCAATGGAGTGCGTCAACGGGAAAGATTTTACATAATGAGCACTCTCATGGTGCAGATGCTGTACGGATGTTATTTATGGCTTCTCATAACAACATGGTTGCCGAATACTTAATAAATGTTAAAAAAGATACAAGGGAATATGTATTAGATGATAGCTTTATTTGTTAAAGAATATGGCGATGAAGCATTAGAAATACTTAAAAAGTGTACGCATTGGTATGCAGATAACGAAGTATTTGTGTGTGGCTATCTAACAAAATCACAAAAAAGTCTTGACAAAGCTGACATGTGGTATGTATATTTCGCCGCAGGTAATATTAAAAAGTTATTTAATATTTTTCCACCTATGAAATATATTTGTTTTCATAGGCTAGATACCTATAAATTAAAAATTTACAATTACGAAAAGTTGAGACAAAAATTATGGGCAGAAAAAAAAGCAGACAACAAGCACCTACCCCACCACCAATAGCAGAAGCACCTGCTCCTGTAATGGAAGCAGACTTAGTTGGTCAAGAAGGTTATGCTGATGCCATTCAAGACAATCAAATGACTATGCAGTCTACATTATTAACATCGCCATTAAAGAAAAAGAAAAAAGAAAACCAAATGACTGATGGTGGTACAATGATGGGCGGAATGTATTAATGGATGGCAATACTTTAATTAAAAGATATGAGTCTATGGATTCAACAGTTCGTGGTAATTGGATGAATTTATGGCAAGAATGTGCAGATTTTTGTTTTCCAACAAATGATAATATAAATCGTATTCGTGTAGCAGGACAAGAGAAACCACCACAAAGAATGATAGATACTTGTATAGAAGCTAACTATTCTTTTGCTTCAGGTTTCTTTTCACATATGTTTCCACCTAATACTGTATGGGCAAAGTTTAGACATCCATCGCCAAGTATGATGGCAGATAAAGAAGTTGCTACATACTTTGAAGAAGTTAGTAGAATAGCACATAAAATAATTATTGAGTCAAATTTTGCACAAGAAGAATTTCAATCATTACTAGCATTAGGTTGTTTTGGTACAAATTGTTTATCATTAGAAGAAGATGACAAACATATATTAAGATTTAGAAATTTTATTGTAAATGATATTAGAATTGCAGAAAATTATTTACATGAAGTAGATACAATAGCTAGAGAATATCAATTAACACCTAGACAAGCTATCCAACAATTTGGCGAAGAAGCATTAAAAAGTGCAAAATTAGAACGTGTTTTAATAGATATGGAAAATGGTAGAACGAATAAATATAAATTTATTCAGTTTATAGCACCTAGAGAAGATTTTATATATGGTAGTAAAAAAGCAATAAATAAACCATTTGCATCTTATCACGTAGCTAAAGATACTAAAGAAATAATTAAAGAAAGTGGTTTTGATTTTAACCCATTTAAAGTTTCTAGGTTTATGGTAGGTAACGAAGAAGTATATGGTCGTTCGCCTATGAGTATGATACTAGGAACAGCACGAAGAACTAATGTAGTTTATAGAACATTAATGGTATCAGCAGAACAACAAGCTAATCCGCAATGGTTAATACCTGATGATGATAGTGTAAGTGGAATGAGTAATAGAGCAGGTTCATTTATTAAATGGAGAGCTACAAATCCTAATGGTAAACCTGAAAGATTACAACCAAATGGCAATCCTGCATTAGCAAAAGATATGTATGAAATGCATGAAGTACAAATAAAAAGAGCATTCTTTAATCATTTGTTTAGACCATTAGACCAATACAGAAACATGACTGCTACTGAAGTAAATGAAAGAATGACTACAGATTTAATGACATTAACGCCATTTGTTAGTAGATATGTAGAAGAACACGTATCTCCTATGATGAACCATGTATATTATATTTTACAAAAACGCAATATGTTACCTGAAATACCACAAGCTTTACGAGAAAGTCCTGAATATGAAGTAGATTATGTAGGTAGATTATCGTTAGCAACTAAATCATTTGAAACTATGGGTGCTGTAAATACTATGAGAGTATTTGGAGAACTTGCACAACTTAATCCACAAGCTATTCAATCATTAGAAAATGTAGATTATGACCAATTATTCCATGAAATTTGGTTTGCTAATAGCTCTAGTATGAATGCATTAAAATCTCCTGTTGATGTGGCAGAAGAAAGAAAAGCTCGCATGGAAGCTCAACAACAACAACAACAAATAGCTATGGCGAATGAAATAGCAAAAGCCGCAAAAACTACAGGAGAAGTAAACGAAGAAAGTGGACTATTACAGGAGTTACAAGGTGGCGGATAAAGAAAAAGGATATGAATTAATACAATTAATTGGTGCATATAAAAGAATTTTTTTAGTGCCTGAGGGTAAAGAAGTATTAGATGACCTACGTAGATTATCTGCTATAGATGAACAAGCAGGCAGTGACTTAACAACTAACGAAATGGTCTATAGAAATGCTATGCAAGATATGTATAGATATATAGAAGCTATGATAAGCGAGGATTAATATGTCAGAAAAGAAAAGTTTATTATCAAGAATTGGAGTAAGTGGTTATAATAAACCAAAGCGTACACCTAACCATCCAAAAAAATCTCATGTTGTTGTAGCTAAACAAGGTAATAAAATAAAAACTATTAGGTTTGGAGAACAAGGTGCAAAGACTGCGGGTAAACCAAAAGCAGGCGAAGGTCGTAGAATGAAAATGAAACGTAAATCTTTTAAAGCAAGACATAGTAAAAATATAGCTAAAGGCAAAATGTCTGCGGCATATTGGGCAAATAAAGTTAAATGGTAAGGAGAAATTATTATGATGCACGGTAAGCATGGCGGAAAAAAGAAAGCCGCAAAAAAAGTCGCAAAGAAAAAACCAATGAAAAAAACATATAAAAGAAAATAAGGAGAAAAAGTGAGCGAAGAGCAAACTGTAGAAACACCCGTAGAAGCTACGGATACTGTCGAACAGAATGTTGATATTCTGACAAGTGAAGGAAAGTTTAACGAAGCATGGAGAGATGCATTACCTGATGATTTAGGTAAACACTCAATATGGTCTAAGTATGACAATCCAACAGACTTAGTGAAAGGAGCAATTAATGCTCAGTCTCAAATAGGTAAGAAAGCTGAAGATTTTTGGCTTTCTGAAGACGCAAACGATATTGCTCGTAGGCGAGAGATTATGAATATACCAAATG